ACAACCGACGCAATCATCGACACGGAACCGCTGGAAACCTGATGAGTCTGATTGAATCTGCGATAACTGCCGGGCTGCAAATGTCACGGCAGGCCGCTGGGGTGCCCGTCACGGTAACACGTGGCGGCACCACCATCACGGTTGCGCAGGCCATTCAGGGCGAAACGCAGAAAGTGCCACTAGCGGATAATTCCGAGATCACGGTAGACGCGGCCGACTGGTTGATTCCAGTTGCCGCGTACACCCTCGGACAGCCGCAAAACGGCGACATCATCACGCGGAGAATTGACGGCACAACATACGTTTACACCGTCGAAACTCCCGACTACGGGCAACAGGCGTGGGATTGGTCGGACACGGCTAAGACTACCTACCGCATTAGAACTCGCAAAGACGGCGGCAGCGCTTACGACGTGAGCAAACCGAACGGATTTGATCTGGCCGGAAGTGAGATGCGGTATGACTGACATGGTTGCAGGACTAGACGACCTAGAACAACTGTTTGCAACAATGGTCGAGCACGGCGGGCGACGCATAGCAAAGTCTGCGCTGCGAGCGGCGGTTGTGGAAATTGCACGCGAAATGAAGCGGGATATCCCCGCAAATGTCGCAGACGCACGCGATTCAATCCGTCATTACGTGGCGGGCGGAAATAACAACATTCGCGCAAAGGTTGGCGTCAATGTCGGTATCGGTCGGAAGCGGCAGCCGGTGAAGAAGTTGCCGCGCCGACGTAGTGGCGGGGTCGGCATTAGCGCCCGCAATGCAGACTGGTGGATCAAAGGCACAGAGCAGCGGTATCGCGGCCGCAAGCGTCGCAGTGACGTGCCGCGTTTAGGCCAGTCGCTGATTTCAACCGGGCGAATGCCTGCGGGGCGTGACGGTCTCGCATCGCTGGCATTTACCCGCGCCGCAAGTCGGCTGCCTGCATTGATGCAGGCCAGAGCACAGGGCCAGTTCAACAAGCAAATGAAACGGAGGGCATGACAGATGGCAAAGGTTCCAGTCAAAGGCACGATCATCAAGCAGGAAATCTCGGCCGTGCTGACCGCCGTTGCGCAAATCACAGAATTCAGCAGCAGTGGCGCCGAGTCGGAAACATACGACGCAACCACCATCGACACCAGCGGAGCGGGCAAAGAGTACGCGCCGACGGGTTACAGCGAGGGCGGAAGTTTCGATTTCTCCATGTTCTACGATCCCGCGCTTTCCGGGCATCAGGCAATTACAGACCTCGTCACAACACCGGCAGAATGTAACTGGGATATCACATTCGCCGACACCGGCGCAAGCAATTCAACCATGACCAGCGCGGGTGTCGGGTTCAACTTTACCGGCGCAATGAACGACGGCCTGAAAGCCGACGTATCCCTGAAGCTGGATCAGTTGATTGCCTACACAAGTTGAGGTTGAGCCATGCAAATCAAGCTCATTCGCAGTGACCTCGGCGTTGCCGCCGGGGTTGCTGATTCGGAAGATATGATACACCGCGACGGCCGCCGATGGTGGCGTTGCGGTGCAATCATCGACGTGCCGCAACGCGCGTGCGAAATTCTCGTTGGCAACGGCGATGCGGAGCCAGCAGACGACGAAGCGGAAGCGGCATGCGCAGGGTGGCGGGACAAACGCGCGGCCGTGCTGGAATCGCGCGAGATGCTGGCACGCGGCATTGAGCCAGAGGACCGGGAAGCATTCCGGCGGGGTGAAATTACGGGGTACGACGCAGACGGCAATCCAATTAACGAGGGGGAAGAATGAGCAGGCAGGTTATCGGGCGTGAGGCGTTTCTAAACGGGCTGGCAGATACACCGAAGGAGGATGTGCCAGTGCCTGAACTGGGCGACGGTTGCGTTGTGCCAGTGTGGGGCATGACTGCAGGCGAGCGCACACGGTTTGAGCGCGGTTTTACCAGTAAAGCCGGTGCGACAATTGACGCGCGAATTCAGGAATACCGCGAACGGCTGGTTGTGGCGTGTTGCCGCGGCGACGATGGCACGCCGATTTTTACGGTTGACGACGTTGCGGCAATTGGCAGCAAACGTGCCGACGTACTTGAAAGAATCGTCAACGCCGCGCAGCGGTTGTGCGGCATGAGTAACGCCGACATCGCCGAAACGGTGGGAAACTAAAACGAGACCCGGTAAGGCTGTTGGCTGCGAGGCTGGCGGCCGCGTTGGGATACACTGACCCGGAGGCAATGCTAGACAGCATGACGCCGGAGCAGTGGCAACGCTGGCAGGCTGTTGATTGCGTTGAGCCAATCGGCAGCCGGGGTGTTGAAATAATACTGGCACGCATCGGCGAATTGCTGGCGCGTTTTGTTGGCGCTGAAATGCAAGCCGCGGACTTTGCGCCATGGCTGGCATCATCCAGCAACGGCAAGTTATCACCGCGGCAATCTGCTAGCGCGATCCAGCAACAACTGCAGCGAGCGAAAGGGCGTTGATTGTGGCAAGTTTCGGCACGCTATCGTTGACGCTAACGGCAAACGCCGGGCAATTCCAAGCCCAAATGCACAAGGCGGCACAGACAGCGCACAACCTCAAAAGTGCGGTCACGTCTGCGGTTGTGGTTGCGGGCAAAATGAACAACCTGCGGGTTGGTCGCGATCTGCCTGAACAGCTTGAGGCTACCGGGCGCGAGTTGCGTGTGGTGGAGCGCAACACCGCTGCGGCAACGGCGGGCATGCGTGGCATTGAAGAGTCGCTAACGGTTGCAAGCAGCGCGGCGGCGGTTGCATCGTCAACACTTGCATTGACTGGCCGGTCAATGGGCGCGATGGGCGCTGCCGCATCCGGCGCGAGCGCTGCAATGAGCGGCGCTCTGATTCACGTGATGGGATTGCGCCGGGCAGTGCAGACACTCGGCGCGGTTGTTGGGTTGGCGGCCGATGGGATTAAAACGCTACTGCTGCCGCTGCGGCTGGTTGGCAGTGGCGTTGCTATGGCGGCTAGATCGTTTGGGTTGCTGTTGCTGCCGGTGCGTATGGTGGCCAGTGCGGCGGGATTGTTCCTGCGAGTGCTGACAATGATGGTGTCGCCGATGCTGAGCGTGGCGGGTGTTGCGCTGAAAACGTATTTGGCGTTCAAGGCGTTTCAGGTGCAGGCGAAGATTCTGCGGGCTGTTATGGATTCACTGCCGCCGCGTGCAAAGGTGGTGGCGGGGGCGCTTGTTGCAATTGGTGCGGCAACGCGCACGGCGTCTGCGGCACTTGGGATGTTTGGCACGGCGGGCCGCGTGGCCGCGTCTGCACTGTCTGCAATGGCGTTGCCGCTGCGGTTGATTGTGCATCCAATCCGCACTGCGACCGCCGCCGTCGGAATGCTGACACGTGCAGTGCGGGCGCTTGTTAGTACGGCACTGGCACCGCTGAAGCTGGCATTGTCGCCATTGATGATGCTTGCCGCAGGTGCGGGCATGCTGAAGCTGGCAGCCGATGCGGAAACGCTGCAATTGCAAATGGCAGTGCTGACCAAAGACGCGAAACTTGCCGCACGTGTCATTGCCGAGCTTAACGCGTTTGCAAACCAGACGCCGTTTTCAAAACTTGACATCAAAGCAGCGGCGCGGCAATTGCTGGCGGCGCAGGTGCCGGTATCGCAGCTAATTACAGACCTGCAAATCCTCGGAAACATTGCAGCGGGCACCGAAGTGCCGTTGCGGGAGCTGGCCGACGTTTACGCGCGAATGCGGGTAAGTGGTCGCGTGACGATGGTTGACATCAACATGCTGCAAGGCCGCGGGATAGATATCGTCACGGAGCTAACAAAGCGATTCGGCAATCTGCAACAGGCAGTGCGGAATAACCAAGTCGGGTTTGCTGATATCCGTGCCGCGTTGCTAGCGCTAACAACCGGCGCGGGCACGTTTGCCGGGATGATTGACAAGCTATCTGGCAGCCTGTCCGGCCAGTTCAGCAAGCTAAAAAACAACATCATTATTGCCGCAACGGCTATCGGCGAGCAGATGGCACCAGCTGTGAAATCTGTGCTGGAGCAGGTGAACCGGCTAATTGAGGGGTTCATGCAGATCCCCGATAAAATTGGATTTGTCGGGGATGTGATTGCGGCCGCGTTTAATGTTGTGTTCGCAAAGATTGCCGACACGTGGGACGCGACAGTGCGCCGGATGAAAGGTTCGGCATTCAATTTATTGATGAACGTTGCGGGTGCTGGAATAAACATCCCCGGTGCTGGTGGCAGAATGGTGCCGCAGGTCAAGCTAGCGGCGAAAGGACCTTCGCCAGCATTGGCGGCCGCGCAGGCTGCGCTGGGTAACTTGCTGGATCAGCTAAAGAAACAAGCACCAGCGGTGCCCGCATTGCAAGCACCGCCCGCTGTTGAAAAGGCCGCAGGTAACGCCATTGCTGGATTACTGGAACGGCTAAGGGTTGACGCAAGCGTAATCAGTTGGGGCGTGCGTGGGATGCTGGACCGTGCCCAAATTCGCGGCGGCGCGTTTATGAATATGCTGCGGAATTGGTTCGGGGGCGATGGTGACGCCATGCAGGCGCAACAGTCGCAAACCGCGGCGGCCA